GATCCTTCTTGCCGTCCAATGTCCACGAGAACATAGCGATCATTCGTTGGTGGCGTTTGGACCAATTCTTTTCCCATACCACATCAGCGACGGTGTCGGGGTAAGCGGGATGACGAACACGCCATAGAGTGACAGACGCGATTGCCATCATCCCTTCAGTATTTTGATTGCGTCCTTCCCAATAGATGTTGCATGCCATTGCGGCTAGGTCATCGTGCAGGTGATCTTCGCAGTTGTAATCCATGCGCTGTTGTGCGTTGGCTGGCGAAATAAAGAACGCGGTCATACCAATCAATAGAAGGACCGCCCACGGCTTCATCCGTAGGAGTCCGACAATAAAAAATACTGTTAATCCGAGTGTTCTCATCCCTTCTCTCCTACCCACCGATAATGGGTCATATTAATGGGGCCGTCAGTTTTGAATACGGTCTCGTAATCCGATGGTTCCAGTGCTTGCTCGCGTGGACGCTCGTTAGCATAGATGTATGCCCATGCATTCATAACTCGCGACGCGGTCCTGCCATCGTGAGCGATTGGTAATTTCATCCGACGGTAAACCTCTGGATGTCCCTCAAACATGTCGAGTTTCATCAACATTGTATTACTTATTTTGTAAAGTTCACCATGAACAATTCCGCGTGATTCGCCCGAGTCGCCATACAGTACGATTGGGGCGGTATACCCGGTTCCTGTTTTCATAGGAAACATATGAAAATCACCATCAATAATCGCATTATGTGCAACGAGTTCGGTATCCTTCTCATCCAACCGTGCGTGGTTGCGCATGTCCGTCATCAGCGTCCCATACACAAATACGTGATGCATTTCACCGGAGTGAAGCATCGTCATATTTAAGTCTCCGAACATTTCGTCGAAGTCTGTAGTGTCATCATCTAGGTATAACTCGCTCATCCAGTAAGATTATCATAAATACCCACATCTGTCAAGGATTCTACTATGAGCTTCAGCATATACAAATATACCAATAAGTTAAACAGCAAAAGTTATATTGGTATGACCGGAACGCTGCTGAGGCGGAGGCATTCTGGTCATATGTCCGCATCACGTGGTGGTAGTGATCAACCATTTCATAGGGCGTTGCGGAAATATGGGATGGAAATGTTCTCCCTTGTGGTATTACATGAGGGAATACAATCCTTATCCGAAGCAGAAGACTTGGAACAGCGATGTATATCACGGGAAAATACCTTTGGTTTTGGGGGATATAATGCTACCAAAGGAGGAGCCAGTACTACGGGACGTTGTGGTGAATTACATTCTCGCAATAAGCTAACAGAGGGTGAAGCCTTAAATATTATTTCTGATAGTCGCCCCCACTCGGTGGTATCGGGTATCTATGGGGTAAGTAGTAATACTGTTCAGGGAATCCGTGATGGAACAAGTTGGTCACATCTGGACAGAAGTAGTGCCCCCGAGTACCAAAAGTATGTCAGGATTTCTGATGAAACCACGGCCATATCTATCATTGAGAGTCCGTTAGGGCACGCAGAAGTAGCCAGAAAGTATTCGGTTCCCTTATCCTATGTTCATAATATTCGGCATGGGCGGAGTTGGAAGAATTTAAATAGGAGCAATGCTCCCAAATACGAGAACAAACGATGAGTTCGAGAGTCATCTACAACGTCGAATACGACATTCCCCGTGTGAACTTATCCCTACCGGGTCGGCAAAACCGTTCTGGGGATGGCATTCTGCGCATCACACCCGGTATGGACGAAGCATTTGAGTTCATATTTGGTAATCAAGATGGCGTTCCAATCAATCTTATCCCATTCAAAGTGAAGTTACTTTTCTGGGTCAAGCAAGATATGGATATTGATGAGATGGTACCGGGACAGACCAAGATTGTATTCGCCACCGAGTTGAATGTTTCAGAGCCATATACCGGTCGGGTATTTGGATTGCTGACGGCAGACGATACGACGGCCATCGCTAGGGAACAAACCAGTTTGGTTCGCTGGTCTGCGTTTATGATAAACGAGGCAGGCAATGTTTTTCCGGCAGAAGTGAATCGCAACGGAACACGCGAGGGGACAGTAAGGATGGACTTCGGTTCTGGTATCCCGACAGCCGAGATGGTTAAGTCGGCATAATAGTAAATAACAAAAACAATACTCGATAGAGGAAACGACAAATGGTCGCACGCGCATACCCAGACCTTGGTGGAATCGCCGGAGTTGCAAACAACCCACAGCAAGCCTATTCATCACGCGGTTTGGACCAAGACCGAGTTCAAACATTCGTGTTTGAAGATGATGTTACTGATCCACTCGTGGCAACCATTCATCTCCAAGGGTCAAACGACGCCCCTTTGGCATCCACCCCCGAGAATGAGCGGCTATGGGTTGACCTTGTTCAGCTAACCTTTGACGGCATCGGTCCAGTTGGAAATATATTTGTCGAGACGCATGTTGAGATTTCGCAAGTTCGCTTGGTTTGCAAAACCGGAAACTACACCAGTGGCAGACTGATTAGCTGTCAGACAATGAGGTAATAGCAATGACAGTTTCAATTATTTCCGGTATCCCAATTTACGCCGGACCACTCGACATCGTAACCAGCATTCAGGCTCCTAATATTCCCGGTGGTGGTGGACTAGGCATCGGTGACATTACCGGACTTCAAGCCGCTTTGGATTTGAAACTCAGTGATGATATCGGAGCTATAGGACCAATACCGACTGCGGTCACTATTACTGGCGCAGAACTTAATTATCTCGCTGGCGTAACCTCAGCCATTCAAACACAGATCGACGGCAAGGTAGACCTCGCTGGCGATACAATGACCGGCAATCTGGCATTCGGTGTCGGAATCCAATTAACACCCGATGCGGGTATGAGCACTGCGCCGGGTATTGCCACTGTCGGTGATCTGAACACTGGTCTTTTCTGGCCAGCAGCCGATACCCTTGGTATCTCAGTTGGTGGACTGGACTCGTTCCACGTTCTACCTAGTGGTCTCCTTCAGTCGCAGATCGCGACCTACGAAACATTAGTCATCGCTGACGATGACATTCCGAACAAGAAATACGTTGATGACGCTATCACTACCGTAGTCGGTGGTCCGTTCCTAGAACTGGCTGGCGGAACGATGACCGGTGCCATCTTTATGGATGACAATATCATTTATCTCGACGCGGATGGCGATACATTTATCAATTCCCCAATTGATGATGTTGTGCTTATCTTGGTTGGTGGCAGTAATGCCATGACCATAGACGGTTCCATCGTCGATGTCTTTACTCAGCGAATTCAAAATGTTGTTGACCCAGTTGGCGCACAAGACGCCGCTACAAAGAACTACGTCGATACTGAGATCACCGGACTGAGCCTCGGTACGACATACCTCGCACTAGCCGGTGGTACTATGACCGGTGCCATCAATGCTGGTGGCTTCGCAATCGGTAGTGTTCTTGACCCAGTTCTGGCACAAGATGCCGCTACGAAGAACTACGTCGATACGGAGATCACCGGACTGAACCTCGGTACTACATACCTCACTCTGGCTGGTGGCACTATGTCTGGCGCAATCGCCATGGGTGCCAATGCCATTACTGGCGTACTTGATCCGACAGCCGCACAAGACGCTGCTACCAAGAATTACGTTGATACCGAGATTACTGGACTGAGCCTCGGCACGACTTACCTTGCATTAGCTGGTGGCACCATGACTGGCGCTATCAACGCTGGTGGCTTCGCCATCGGTAATGTACTTGACCCAGTTCTGGCACAAGACGCCGCTACAAAGAACTACGTCGATACGCAAGACGGGCTGGCACTACTATTGGCTGGTGGTACTATGTCTGGCGCAATCGCCATGGGTGCCAACGCAATCACTGGCGTACTTGACCCATCGGCGGCACAGGACGCTGCCACTAAGAATTATGTCGATACCGAAATTTCTGGCCTTGGTCCGTTCCTAGAACTGGCTGGTGGTACTATGACCGGTGCCATCGATATGGGTACCAACCTCATCAACAATGTGGTTGACCCCATTGGCGCACAAGATGCCGCCACGAAGAATTACGTTGACACCGAAGTTGGTGCTATTGGTCCGTTCTTGCTCACAACCGGTGACACAATGACTGGTGACCTCATCATGTCTTCCGGTTCACAACACAGTGCTGATACTGGTACCAGTGGTGCTCCCGCGTATACCTTCACAGGCGACCTCGATAGTGGTTTCTGGTGGGATGGCACGAGTCTTCGTTTCTCCATCGGTGGTGGTAGTGCGCTAACTATTTCTCCATCAGGCGGTACGAATGAAGTTGACGTACACGGACGGCAGGTTGTTGGCGTCGCTGACCCGACGGCCAATAATCACGCGGTAACCAAAGGTTTCATGGATGCGCAATCTCATGTGAAATTGCTAGGTTCGGTTGCCTCCGTTGACTTGCTGACTACTGGTGTCACTCCAGTATACACAATTCCCGCTGGCAAGATGCACGTTATTACTCAGGTAATCGTTCGTGCTACTTCTTACACACCGGGTGGCGCTCCAACAAACCCAATCGGTTCGGTTGGACTATCGGGTGGCTTCGAGCAGATTGTTGTGGATACCACATTGAACTGGGGAGGCACCGCTGGTGCTGGCGATCAGGTGGTTTACCTCGCTCCGAAGAATGGTGCTGATTCACCAAACGCAGCGAATACCATCTCGTTTCAAGTAGATACAGCAGGTGGTGGAACATTTTCCGCACTTACCGCAACCGTTTACGTCTTAGGAATTGAACTATAATGCTTGACAGCGATACCAGAACCCAGATCGAGGAAACTCGGGCTGAACACGAGTTTCTTACGTTTTTAGTACTCACCTCTGGTGAAGTGAAAGTAGGGATTGTCCAAAACGAGTCTCCAAAAATGGTCCAATTTTATGACTATGAAAAAATACGGGACAAAAATCATCAAAAATTATTCCTCCAATTAGGGGATACATGGTGGTGGGGAAGCAATCAAGCGCTACCTGTGGACTCGTATATTGGGGAAGATTTCGATCTATTTGGCTGCGCCCTGACAGGCTACCCCAAAAAGTCAATAGAAGAAATGCACGGCCCCTCCCTCTCCCTCCAAGAACAATACCTCAAACGCGTTAAGAAAAAGAAGATAGAAATCGTAAATAGATGTGAAACTGCAACCGCATGAGAGAACGGTAAATGTCTTTATACACAGCGCGTACTATAGGCGGTGGCACAGATGCCATCGGAACCACCCTTCCAACCTTCCGGCACGGACTAACTGGTCCTACGTTTTATACCGGCTCGGCTGACCCTACAGTAACACCCCCAACACCGATGGACGACGGTTTCCATGACGGTGATGTCTATATTCGCGGTACCTCTGGCGGTTCGGCGTTGTGGATATATGATACGGTGGTGTGGACACAAATCGCATCCGGTGCTGGCGGCGGCTCTTTTGCCGGTGACATCATCATGGTATCCGGTGCTCAATTATTGGGCGACCCCGCTGCTGATGCTTCTGCCCCTGCCTTTGCATTCGATGGCGACATCGATACTGGCATGTACCAAGACGGTGCCAACGAACTCGCATTTGCGACTGGTGGAATTCAAGCACTCGTCATAGAAGCTAACGGAACAATTGCTTCGACGATTGCAGGATATGAAACTCTCGTTCTTGCTGACAATGATATTCCGAACCGGAAGTATGTTGAAGATAATTTCATCAATGCATCCGGTGACACGATGACTGGTGATCTGTCATTCGATCCCGCCACTCAAGTACTCATCGCTAGTGGTTCTGCTTCTGACCCGAGTGTTGCATTCGCTCTCGATCCCGATAACGGTTTTTATCTTGACGCGGCCAATTCCATTGGTATCTCGTCTACTGGTGTACGGGTTGCCAGTTTCAATGCTGTCGGTTTGCAGATGCGCAGTGGTACACAAGTCATTGGTGATACTGGCGCAGTTGGTGCTCCATCCATCGCTTTCAATGGTGATCTGAATACTGGTATTTTCCACGACTCAACGGCTGGTGAAATCGCAATCTCCTCTGCCGGTACTGAGACTATTCGTCTGGGTGCTACAACTGCCAATGGTACATTGATATGGCAGGGTGGAGCCGGTTCTGCTGCTCTTCCTGCGTTGTCTTTCCAGAGTGATACCAATACTGGATTCTACAGTGTTAGTGCTGATGTTATTGGCATCAGTGTTGCTGGTGTTAATCGTTGGGCTGTTCAGGCCAATGGTGATATCGAGCCCGCAGTCAATAACACCTATGACATCGGAGCATCTGCATTACGAGTCGCTACAGTTTATGCCACTACTTTTGATGGCACCGCGACCGCCGCACTGTATGGTGACTTGGCGGAACGTTATACGACAGGTGATGACCTAACAGCGGGTGAAGTCGTTGTTATCTGTGAACATGAGGCCCACGATATTTGCGTTTCACACAGTGACGCGGACGACCGTGTACTCGGTGTCGTTTCTACCAATCCCGCATACATGATGAACAAAGATGCTGGTGATGACCAGACTGCCCCATACATCGCCCTACGTGGACGTGTGCCGGTCAAAGTCACTGGTCAGGTACGGAAGGGTGACCTTTTGGTAACGAGTGCTAAGATGGGACATGCGCGGGCTCTGACCGCTGCTGAGAAGGCAAGTGTTAACCCACATGCAGTTTTTGCCAAGGCGTTATCATCTCATAGTGGCATCAGCTTGGGCGAAGTGGAAGCAGTTATTCTCTAAATGAAGTACTCCTCGGCTTCCCCGAGATGCTTCGCAATTAATTGCGCATGAAGAATCACAAGGACACCGAACGCGACGGCATGGCTTTTCTTAAAGAAATAGTGAGTGTCGTCCTCGGTGTCTAATTTTTCCCACACTTTATTTTGAATTTCTTCCCATGGTCTGGCCACTAGGTATTTCTTTCGTGGGCGGATGAGTGCGAGTATGCACGAGATATCCTCCACAGACTTCGGTGGATACATTTCACACAGGTGGTGATAGTTTGCCAGATGAGTCAACTGGTATCGAGTGTCTTCTGCTTCGAAGAAACGTTTGTCCTGAAACCACTCCCAGTTTACCGGAGCTTCCAGTAACGCGTTCAACTCATCATTGGATTTCACCAAGTCATACACATGATTTGGGATGAGATCAACTTTGAAGTACCCAGATTCCTCGGCTTCCTTGTATGGGAATGACGCCAACTCGGTGATTGGGTCTTGCGGAATATTCTGGAAATATATCCCAGTGTTATGCGGAACCAAAACCTTCTCGTTGTTGACTTGCGATGCTTTGATATAATGCCGTAAAGACGCGAGTGCCTTATCACGGTCACTCACGTCTAAGTCAACATCAGGGATTTCGATCTTAGACAGCATTCAGACGCTCAGTCAGAACCTCGTTCACTTTGGCCAGCCCATCGGTATCCGCTTCAGTCTTATCCAACCAATACGGTACGTTGATGTGTTCGTTCAGGGTGAACAACATTTCTGGTTTGAAGCGGGAAGTCAGCGCATCGACACACGGTTGATATCCGAGGAGCACCCATGGGCTCAACTTGTTCTCGCGAACCATGTTTAGAGCCTGACCCGGTGTGATAGTCTTGAAGAATTCAGGCATGGCAATGCCGTTGTCCGTACACCATACACGGATATTCTTACAGGACGTTTCCGCCTGCTTCTGGGGTTCCTCAGTGGTTCGTAGGTAGGCACGGTAATCGTCGAGGTCTCTGGGATTGCACCACTTCGCCTCGGGAATTTTATTGTCCACCAACCAATCAATGTATTTGAAACCTGATACCACATATTCGCTAGTCGTGAACTCGGCGAGTCTCTTGAAGGCACCAAACATCGGTGACTTACAATACTCTTCGATAGTTTTCTCGCGCCCACGACGCATCAGTTTCGCTCGCTGTTGCCAATGATTGAATAGGCGATGTGCTTTAATGACCGTAATATTATTACGATCCATGAAGCGTTGCTTCTTGTCACACATGTGCTTCTCATACCACGTCTTTCTTACGAAATCGCGGCGGCAAAAAGTACACATGAATTTGCGTTCTTTTAGTGCCATTAGCCTTTCCTCAATGCGTCAAACGTTTTGGTCAATTCTTTGACCTCTGTTTTTTGATACCCGAGGGATTCCGCAAACTGGATCATGCCTTCCTTCGTCGAACGGCGGACCCACATTTCAACTTCTTCCTCCCGAATATCCTCGTACTTACCTTCCAGCAGTTTCATCATCTTACCAAGATGCAAAGATTTTGATGGTTTGTAGTACTTGTGGCGAACCCTCTGCCCAGTTCCACAACACGCCAATAACTTGGTTTGCAACTCTGGATGTCCATATAAATCGAACCACCCATCATTGCAGATAACATTGAAGCTGTCAATAAGGTCCGCGTGGTCGGCATCATTGGTGGCTCCGGTCATCCACTGAGGAAGCATCCACGAAACGTTACGTTCCAGTTCCTTTAGCATCTCCGGCTCTTCACGGAGTGATTCGTACACACCTAGACTATTTGCATCTAGGTATGCGAGAACGGAAAAGATGTCGAGTTTAGCGGCCACGGGTTATCGCTGTGGAGCTATCGTAGCCTCGATGACGGACCAACGATCAGTAACCACGTCGTAGTTGGCCGGTTCATCGGTTGGAATATCGGTATTCAATACCGTTACGTCTTTGATGTTTTCCATGTTGTATCGCGCAGGATGTGAGCCACCGCCACCGATAACCTGCTGGCCGAATACCGCATCCTTGTCATTGGACGCTTTACCAACGGTGAAGGGATAAAATACCCTTGTCTCTTCACCCTTGTCTTTCGATTCGTACAAGATTTCGACTACCTTGCGGGCGCGTACTGCTTCAATCAGTTTGTCTTTCATTTCCAACTCCTTACCAAATATCGCCAATCGGCTTATAAATCTCGACCTTACTAGATGAAAATATAGCACAGATCGGACCACGTTTCACCCCTTCATGCTGATATGGTCTCGCGGAATCTCCCAGTGGTATCACCAACAAGTCCTTATCGTTTGTCTGCGGGGCAGTCCAGTTCGCCGTGGGGAAGATAGTTCCCTGACGGACTTTCAAAAATTCTGGTCGGAACCCGTCTATCGGATTCAGACAGAATGCGGGGAAGTTCTTCCCGCCAATATCGTACAGCGGAATGGAATGAAGATATTCCATATCCGTACAAATGATAGACCAATGCAACGGCATCACTATTTCGAACTCGCCGACTTGCAGCGTCACCGATGCGGATGAAAATTCCTCAAGAAATTCTATCACATTGAAATAGAAATCAATATTCGAGGGGTCTTGAAAACTCAAGATACTGTGATGGACTTCATCGCCCACGTGCATGGTGTCCGTGTTGAGGACTTCGTTCTCAGCCGTCAGAATTAGCATCGTAATACTCCACATCTATTATCTGTATTGGTTGTTGGGCTTCTTTATAAAACGTTCTTCTCGATGCGGCATGCTTTTTACTCAAACCAGAATCGCCGAATATATCGAAGATGTTAACGTGTTTTTTGTCCGCCGCGATTCGAAAACTACGACCGAGTGTTTGCATAACTTTTTCAAACTTCTTACCGGGTTCAACAATACCAAGGTTGAAAATTCTTGGAATATCAATACCGGTGGATGCGATACCATATGTACATATCATCAGGCCATTGTTACCCTTGTTAAACTTTTCATAATCATCTAGTCTATTTTTATCTCTTCCATCGAGAGAGACCGCCTCGGGTAATAGTGCCGCAAGTTTCTTGGCATGATCACGGTACTGTAATAAAATTAATGTATTACCATACTCCTCAGCAATCTCTTCGAATGTTATAGCCATGTATGCGAGTCGTTCTTCATCGGAAAACATCCAATCCAATTCGTCCTTCCACATCTCGTGATATGGTGCGGCTTTTATCCAACGTGGATTGTTACTATCCGCCAACCGAATTTGGAATATTTCCGCTTTGGCAAGTACACCAAGGTCTTGCAAATACTTCGAGCGCACAACGTAAATGTGTTTACCAATCGAGCCCTCGATTTGCTTACGGAATAAATCTTCTTTGGGAAGTGTTCCTGTGCAACCAAACCGGAACGGAACATGGGATGCCGGGCCCACTAACATTTCGCCTAGCACTTGCGCCTTGGCCTGATGTACTTCGTCCACTATTACGCAGATGACTTCGTTGAATAGTTCAGGGAAGTGATCCAAGCTCTGCCATGTCGCAATAGTAATTTGTTTCCGCTCCTTCCGTTCGCCATACCAAATACCAGCATCGACACCAACACGGCGCTCGAATTCAATATGGGTCTGTAGTGCTAAATCGATGGTGGGGACAATGATAACAACACGCCCATGCTCTGCCCATAATTTTGACATGATGCCGCAGATGATAGTCTTGCCCGCACCCGTGGCTAGTTCCAGAACACCCTGCCCACATTCAATCGCAGTATTGACGCCTTTTACTTGGTGAGCCCATAATGTGATTGGATTCCCTTCGCGATCCAGAAAGCCATTGAGATAGTTTTCGTCGATGTATTCCAGCTTGTCCGAGACGGTGTCCACCCACTCACGGCGGTCGTCTATCTCGACGTTGTAGCCCGCGTGGATTAAAGTGGGGTCAATGTACTCAATCAGATTGAATTGCGTAAAACCAGACGCCTTCATGAGACGGATTCGTCCGTCCCACCAGCCTAGCTTTACTTTGGCCATGTGCATATAGCCGGGTACGTAGTAGGTCAATTCCTCCATACACTCATAGAGTGTATCGGGGTCTACTCCACGTAGCTCGACGTTAACTTCATCATGTATGACTAGTTTTGCTGTTGGCATTAGAACAATTCATTGTACCGATCAATCCACGCCTGCTTGGCGGTTTGCCACTCATTGTGACGCGGGTACATCTCCACCCACTTAATGTAGTTCTCATCAAGCGAGTCTTCAATGAGGGATGGGTTGGATTTGAGTAATACATTCAACTTTGCACGGAATACTGGCATGTGCTCAGCCAACATCTTCATTTCGCACACACTGAACTTTATGTCATAGGATAGGAACTCTTCGTTGTCAATAAGACCGTAGTCCACGCCAAAGTGTTCACAGCATACCTCAAGCAGATTCTCTTCAATCGGTGTGTACCCACTCTTAAACGGCTCCTGACGCCGTATAGGACGCGGGATGTCTTTGAGGTAGGCTTCGGCTGCATCATGAACTAACGCCGCCTGAGCGAACTCTGGGGGCACTACATGGCTCAATGCAACACAGTGCCACGCTACTGACATCGGAAAAGGAGACTGATTACCGAATCGGCATTCCGTAGACAGACCATGTGCAACCGAGAGATAATCTACCTCGTCGGCATACGGGTCCAGTGGCCAAATAAATTTACCACCAACAGTTTGTAACGAGTGCGCCAAGTCGCGACCGCGAAGTGGTTGCAGAGCAGTACCATTGTTGATGAATTTCTCGTCTTTCAGGCTGACGATCTCACCAAGTTCCATATGATCTGCACGGTATGCTTCTAGGGCTCCATGTTCATGCGGTATGTACATCCCCTTCATTACCTTCTGGGCGAAATACTTTCCGTCATCAGGTGTTTTTAGTTTCGCGTGTCCCATCGATCCATACCTCTTCTAGTTTGGCGACGCGGATATCTGTGATTGTCTTCAGGTTATACCCACGAACGTTGAACCCATCGCGCACAACTTCCATCTCGTGTTGACGATCTGCGATGAGTCGGATGCAATCGTTCAGCGTAACGACAATGTCGTCCGCTTTAATGTGATTGCGTAAATCTGTCGCAGTAGGCTTGGTACCGAGCATGGCTCGGCCATCGGCTGATGTTTGAAACCAAACATACTTCTTGGATTCGTAGTGATCCAGCATGAATTCCAAGTACTTGCGAACTTGTAGCGCGTCGGTGTGGATGCCGTTGTAGAAAAACGCAAAGCCAGTATTTTCAACCAGCAGGTTCTCCAACGTGTTCCGCATCACCATCTTCTCGGCGGCATCTTCCTTAGCCTTGGAGTAATATTCGGATGCAGCGATGACCGCATCGATTAATGCGCCACGCTCGTCTATGTCATCAAGGTCATCGCATGCGTCACGAACGGTGTCGAACCACCGCATTGCTTTGAGATCATTCGACATCATCTGCCTCGGCGTCAGCGGCGGCAAGTTCTGCCTTTACTTCTTCATCGGTGAGCGGTCGAGAGATTCCATTCGGATTCAATTGGTCCGCCCATACCATAGCGGCATCGGCAAAGTTGCGGAAGTTAGATCGTTGGAATTTCTGCAAACTATCACCTTCTCCGAACTCGTACCAACCAGATTTCCCAGTCGTAATGGCACCCTCGTACATGAGCAAATCGAATAGGCCAGAATACGGGTCCATACCGGTGTTGAACGGAACCTGAATTTCGATTCGCTGACCGGGTTTCGATGCACGCGACTTGAGGTTATCGATGACACATACATGACCGATGATCTGCTTCCGGTCCTTGTGCTTCGAGGACATACCTTTCTTCATGTCCGCCCAATACTGCTTGACTTCGGCGTCTTCGATTTTGCGGTTGTCGTCATCAGTTTTCAATGCGACCTTGGTAAGCATTAGGCAACCAGACGCCATGTAGAACATTTTGTGTCCACCTGTAGTCTTGTGCTTCGGACCGTACTTCTCTTGGCTGTCCATGATGTGACCAACACCCATTACCAATACTGGCAAATGGCTGCACAGGTGAGTGATGGCTTGTACCACGTCACCGGTTTGTTTGGCCTTCTGACCCATGTCGCCGACGATCTCGCCGGTTTCTGCTTCCTTCCATTGCTTGTCGGTCATAGCGGCAGACCACGAGTCGATGACAATGACCATTGGTCGATGAAAGTCATCCGTTTCGTCTTGGTATGCTTCACGGTACATCTTGCACATCTCGGAGACTGTTTTCTTGCAGTCGGCCAAAGTAGCGGCAGTCATGTACTGGAAGTTTTCTTCGTCGAGATCGACACCGGTACGCTCTAGCCATTCCTGACCGGCAACGTCATCGGTTGCTTTTTCTACGTCCACCCATAGGACGAATGCATCGTGGGCTTTCTGTGCGTTGGCGCATGCGTAAGCTGTCTGTAGGGATTTGCCTGAACCAGACTCGCCGTAGTACACATACTGTCGTCCAAATAATAGTCCTGCGTCGAACTTGCCGGACATGATACGATTCATTGCGAAGTTGCCCATATCAACCCATAAGTCGATGTTGGAAAATCCTGCTTTGATTGTAGGAGATTTTAGTGTAGCGAACGCCTTCTGGCGCGTCTTTGTGAATTTACTAGCCATTATGGTTCCTCAGTGTTAGGTAAAAGTCCCAAGCCCCACCGACACCCTACATGGGCCATGACGGACGGTGGGGTTGGGGTATCAGCTTTACGCTGTTTGCTTACCTTTACTGACGCGGCTCTTGATCTTAGCTGCAAGATCGGAGACTCCAGTAGCACCTGCTTTTTCAGGAACCGTTTCGTCGGCGGCGGCGGCGGCAACTTCTGCCGGAGATTCGGCTTCATCAGCTACTTCGGTAACCGCTTCGTCAACCGTTTCCTCAACCGTTTCCTCGGGTGCTGGCGCGGCTTTACCACGCTTGGCCTTCAGGCGGCTAAGAGCATCACCGGTACCTTCACCTTCATCGGCGATCTTGGTAGTGCTTCCTTCCGACTTTGCAGGAGTAGATGCGGGTGCAGCGTTGCCTTTGTCGCCACGCTGACGCAATGGCTTGAAGCCAAGCTCTTCCCACTCTGGGTTCCATACACCTTCGGCACCAGTCAACTGGCGTTGGACGGAGATATTCATCATCTCGGCCAGCACTTCGTACTGGTCATCTGACGGACGGGCTGGCAGGCGCAGTGTCAGGTCATGTAGACCATACTGTGCGAGTGCAGCCAGTTGCTCATCGGTCAGAGGAGTCTGTGATTTGGTCCACTGAGAACCAGAAACCCACTCGGCATATTCGCCCTGTTGGTTTTTCTTCACGATGAAGTTGTAGCCATCGAAGATGCTCATATCGACTTCGTCGTCACCCAGTAGGGCTGTAACGTCGTCCATGGTGAACTCACCACACGGAAGGGTTTCATACGGGTCTTCTTCGTTTTCGAAGACCGAGGAATAAATCTTCCCATGAATTTGCTTGTTGAATGGGAATACCCGAATCGGATTTTCAGGAGTTTCGTCTTCGGCCATTCCAGACTTGATGACAAATCCCTGATAGTAAAACGTTGGCTTCTTCCAATGGAATCCGGCGATGCCTTCGAGCTTCTTGGCTTCCTTGGTGTTGCCAGTGTTCTTCAACTCTTTTGCCTCGGCGTAGAGTTCACGGACAGGAACCAGAACCGGACACTTGTTGCTGCGATCATACATTTCGCGGCACGGTGCCAAGAACTTGATGATCTTTGTGGGATCATTCGGGTCAGTGAATTGCATCGGCAACATGACCTTTTCTGTCCAGAAACCTTGCGAGAACGGGTCGTTGAATGGCAAAAGTCGGAAGGTGCTTGAGCTACCGAATTTCAGATTCCAAAATGCGTGAATTGAATAATCCCGCTCGAATTGGGGGGTACGTGCTTGGACGCGCTCTTTCATGCGCTGTAACATTGTAGACATGAGTCTATTCCTCTTTAGTTGTAGTAGTTCTATACGAATCTACGAGTTGTAAAAGTTCTATCAGTTTTATGGTATTACAGTTCTATACAGTTTTATTGGCCGGTTGAGCCGAAGCCACCCTCTCCACGACCTGTCTTATCCAATTCATCGACATAATCGACGACTGGTATGACAATGGGCTTGACGACCATTTGAGCAATACGCATTCCGCGTTCCACAAAAAACTTCTTCGTGGATAGGTTCACCAAAATGACACCTATCTCGCCCCTATAATCAGAATCAATTGTTCCCGGTGTGTTGAGAACGGTGATCCCGTAATTAGCCGCCAATCCCGACCGTGGTCGGATTTGAGCTTCAAAACCTATCGGCAGTTCGATGGAAATTCCCGTAGGAATTATTTCCCTCGCACCCATGTTATTTAGGCAAACACGGTCACTAAGTGCACAGAAAAGGTCAATACCCACACTGCCAATTGTAGCCATAGAAAGTTCGGGTAATCCCTCGAAATGAGGTAGCTTTTTTACCTTGAGACGCATGCGGGGGACGTGTGCACCTTGGTCTACTCGCTCGGGAGTAGGAAGGGCATTGTCCACTGCTGCTTTACCACCACCGAAATCGGCAGCGATCTGGTTTAGCATGTCTTCTTCAGTGAAAGGCTTCTCAAATTTACGGTCTGACGCCATGATTTTCTCTCTACATTTAACAGTGTCCAAATAAGATGATACCGAAAAATACGAAAGTCAAGTTAGAGCATGGGAAGCATTGCCATATTTTCTGGATTATCGAAATCATCCTCGTCATAGTCACTCATGTCGGGGCGAATTAGGTCATCCAAGTCGGGCTCATGGTACCGAACTTCGTCAATAAGCATGGCCATCAGGACGCAAGACATAACGATATCGTCCTTGGCTCCATCCTTGGCAGAGTAGCTAGCACCAGA